TTTAAAGAAAGTATTGAGAACATTTGCATTTTGGTTTGTGAGGTTGGAGGTGTTGGAGATCTGCTTTTTCTGTTCAAAGTAGTCGAAGATGTATTTTGAATTTTCTAGTAAATATTGTTTTTTTTGGGACTTTAGAGAACGCATTTGGACTTGAATGGCGATGATCTTGTCTTTAATGTCCATATATTCGTCGATTTGATGGTCTTTGAGAGTAGGAATTTGGTTTTTTAGGCGTGTTTTTTCGGCTACTAGATTTGGAATAGTGACAGTTTCGATGTCATGAAACAAATTCAACATTTCGGTATGCTTTTCGTCGATCGTATTCGGATTTGATTTTGTTTGTGTAGTTTGAGGAGGACGCTTTTGATTTGTTGTTGTAGCCATCCTTATTTTTGATGGTATTTTAGATATAGATTTTGAGGGGGTGTTTTTATGTAGGTTTTTAAGGAAATGATGTTGGAATAGGTAGATTATTTTATGGGGATATTGTAGATATATATCCATTTTTTATAAAATGGCAGCTATAAACGTAAAATTAGTAGAAGGACAATTTGTAATTAGTGGGCAAAAGATGAATTTTCCAAACACAAATGTTCCATTAACAGTGGATAAGTTATATTCTAATTTTATTGAAGCCTATGGACTCACTGACAATGAGTTAAAAGGCATAACCGATAATCAATCTTTGCAAAGTTCACTGAACTGTGGAGATTCGATAAAAGATGGAACGAATCAAGCAGTTCTTCAAAACTTGAGTCTTTTTCCAAATGATAAAGGCATTGTACGATTCACATATGATGACTTAAAAAAATTTGTTCATCACGTAGAAGAACAAGGATTAAAGAATGGATACGTGAATCTAAAAAAATTTGTTCGAAATAAAGCATCCGTAAATTCAAAAATAACGAAAGAACATATCAGTACGCAATATGAAGTTGCATTTGATGCTGCGACTAGCTTAGAACAGTTTTTTGTAAATCCGTCCTTGGATCTAAAGAAATTTGAATCCATTGGTAAATATTTAGATCCCAGCACAACCAGAGATTCTGATTTTATTTTTCCGAATAAAGGTATACCATTAATAATAAATCCTGGTGTATTTGTAAATTTAGGTTATACAAACGAATGTTTATTATCTGCTGTTGCTAATGCAAAAGATAATTACAAATATGATATGACTATTTATGGAGAAAAATTCGTTAAAAACGATGCGGCTCCTAAGAAAGAAGATACAATTAGAAAAGAAATTTGCGGCGGAAATAATGTGAAAAAAGATTTATTAAAATCTGGTATATCCACTCAACGCAAACGAACTATTGTTGTGGCAAAGGGTTGGGGTGATAAATTACAAGTATTCATCGCATTTATTTATAAACTTACTGGCAAAGCTCCTTTTGGTGTTACTGTAGCAGTAGCAACTTGTGACGAAATTGTTTACAACTTGTGTTGTTACTTTGGTGTGAATTGTTTATTAACATTTACTGGCGAAGGAACTATAGATGGAGGAACTAAAATACAGAAAATAAATAAGATTTTACATTTTGATCCAGAAGGATCTAATCCTGCACAAGTACTTGAAAAATTAAAAAACCGGTTTAATACAGAAAAGGCTAGTATATTGGGAGGATATGCGGACTTTAAAGGATTAATTGATCACTTAAAGGAAACAACACCAGAATTATCTGTGAATGGAACAAGTACTAAATATCGCTTCTCAGCGGATTATTATGATTTGATAAGTCAAGATTTGCAGGAGAATTTAAATATCGTTAATGGAATTCAGTTTGATAATTCATCCTCCCAAAATGCTAACCAATCCATAGAAGATTTAAGAAAATATACAGTAAATAGTTTTATAAAAGAATTTGGAAATGGAGACATAAGGTTGGCAGCGGCGTCTACGAATTATAACAACCATATGAATGGAAAAAATAAAACTGCATTTACTGGAAGAACCGGGCAATCAAATTTAAGAAATAAAACTTTTATGAATATCGGTACTAGTTTTTTTAGACAACAAGGAGGTGGAAACCCTACTCATGTAAGCGAACAATTTGGTGGAACAATAGATGACGATAACTACATTTATTTTATGAACGATTATGAAGGTCCTGCGCAGAAGGGATTTGAGATTATATTTGATAAGCGAAATACTTTTGATAACGAAATTACAATTGATGATGCAGCGCCAATAACCTCTGTTGAACCAAAACTGTTAGTTGACATAAATGGTTTGCCTGAAACAATAGCCGGCATAGTTGAAGCAGAAGATGACAATTCTCCCGATAATAATTTAATAATTGATGAAACCCGAAGGTTTGATGCGATTGAAAATTTATACCAAGAGATAAAAAATATATTCTTGCAGCATCCAGAAATTCAAAAACATACGTTTTATAGTTTTTGGAGTGAGATGATGCTACGGTTAGAAGCAAATCCAGATTATTCAACAGATAGTTTGAATGCTTATGCCGAAGAAATAATTAAGGAGTTTTCATCTATAGAACCTTTTATTAAAATAGATATACAACAACCACGAAGTGAAAATGTTTTAAATTATAACGATCGCAAAAGAAAATTTGAAGAATTGGGCAATAAACCAAATAATTTAACCTCTGTTTTTGATACAGAGGCTATGGCAATGGAAGTTAGTGGTGGCACTAAAAAAACAAAAAAACAAACACGCAAATACGTTGAAAAAACGAATAAAAAAACAAAAAGATCAAATAGATCCAAATCCAAAAAATCTATGACAAAATCAAAAACTCGTAAATACCACAAAAAGCGTCTATCCTGAAAATATATAAAACACCAACATGACCACAAACCTTGAAATATCTATGGACCAACAACAACAAATTACAAAATCACAATACAAAAAGATGGTTTTCATACAGAATGCACTAGATCAAGGTTGGACAGTAAAGAAATCACAAGACTCCTACATATTTACAAAAAAACACGAGAACCGGCGTGAAATATTCCAGGAAAATTATTTAGAAACATTTCTAATTTCCAACTTCAGTGGGGACTTTGTAAATAATATGACCGAAAAGAACTGGTCAAAACATGATTAAACCAATATACATATTCTTGAAAAAATATGTATATATAGTAAGAACATTATCAGAAACAACAATCCAATGTCTATTCCTCAAGTAATTGGACAAGGATCCTATGGATGTGTACTTAAACCCAGTTTAAAATGCAAAGATGAAACAAATATTAGCTACGTGAACAAAGTATCTAAAATCCTAAAAACATCAGCCGCAAAAACAGAAATTGCCGAATATGGCAAAGTTAGCCGTGCTGACAAAAAAAACCAATTTTATTTAGGTAAACCCGATAGTTGCGAAATCGACGAAAAGCGAGCAACCAATCTGATGGCTATTCAAAAATGCAAAATTGGTGAGGATGCTATGAATCAAATTGATAAATATAAACTCATTCTTATGGAAGATGGCGGCGTGAACTTAGAAACCTATACGGATAAAATACGCAATTGGTCGAAATCCGAAATGAGTACCGAACTGTGCGAAAAATTCTTATTAGAATCCATGCGGCTTTTTGCAGGACTCAAAGTATTTTTAGATAAGGGTCTTATTCATTTTGATTTGAAACCACAAAATATCGTCTATAATGAAAAAACCAATCGCCTCAATTTCATTGATTTTGGTCTGATGAAATCGAAAAAAAAAATAAAAACCGATTCTGAAAAATCCAAATGTGGCTGGACATTTTTTCATTGGTCGTATCCTTGGGAAGTCGAACTTTTAAATCGCAGATCGTTTGATTATGTTTTTTCCTCTGATGATGCTAAAAACAGACTTATTTCTAATTTAAAAGATAAAACAGGTTCCTATGACAATCATATAAAAAATTTTTTCTATTATACAACAGATAGACATGTGCCAGATGCACAATATCAAAGCACTTGCAATGATTTTTTTAGTGGTTATGAAATGACACTACGCAATGATATGGAAGAACTCGGTTATGATAAATTTTTGGAAAAGTCTTTGTCTACCATCGACATTTATGGTGTAGGAATGGCGATGAACTATTGGTTATTTTATGCGAGAATACATTTAGATGCTGCACTAGCAAAAGAACTAGACACAATTTTTAGATTCATGATTTGCCCACACTTGAAATATCGTTATACGGTAAATGAGGTTTTAGAGGATTTAGAATACGTCATACAAAAGAGTGGTCTTCTTGAAAAATATGATAAGGAAATCGTAGATCGTATTGTAGTCAATGGATTGTCTGCTCATAAACATCGTGTCGAAAAACCAGTAAAGGTTCCTCGATTAAAGAAACCCGATAGAGAACTTGTTGATGGAGAACCAAAACCCTGCCCAGAGGGAAAAGAAATTAACCCTAAGACGGGTCGATGCATAAAGATCAAGGCGCAAAAAGACGTAGATGCACCCTGTCCTCCTGGAAAAGAACGCAATCCAAAGACGGGACGATGCATCAAAATAAAAACTGAAACCAATAAGCACAATGGCTCTTCGGAACCTTGCCCTCCCGGAAAAGACCGCAACCCGAAAACTAGGCGATGCATAAATAAATGCAAAGATGGATATGAGCGTAATGCAGCATTCAAATGCACACGCAAAAAACGTGAATAAATCAAAGGTTATTTAGGCATCTTTTGTTTTTTTCTCGGCATACTATGTAGAGCCTTATTTTATTTGTATATTTAGGCGTTTTATGAAATCAAAAAATAAAATAAGTGTATTTATTTTATTTTTCTGAAATTATTTTCTCTAACTACTTTATAATATCGAACAGATATGGCTGGAGGCTTTAAGGGCAACGGGATAGATATGGTTTGGGCGCCTTATCCCGTTGCCGCATAGAGCTGAAAAACAACCCGCCACAAACAAACAGGCAATGTTTGTGGATACTTCGGTAAGACCCCTGAAATGACTATGTAAATAAAGGTCATTGGTCCGTTGTTAGTAAAGTCACTTGACTTTGCAAGATTACTTGTTGTTCGGGAAACCCCTTAGAGCATTAACTACTAAGTATATGTTGGAAACTCATATATGGCGGAGAATAGAACTCCGGTAGAGTAATAATGTTAATGATTGGGCAATCCGCATGGTAATAACCTAAGTACGCTAAGTAAGATAATAAAACAGTAACAATGCTAGTATATGGTTAGCCGTCAGAGACTGAACGGTAGTCGCTCGACGATGAAGGCATAAGCAGCCTGAGTCGGGTTAAGATACAGTCCATCCCCCTAGGGAAACCTAGGGGTATACGAGAATGCAACTCGTCGCCTATGGCGCCCAAGACGTTTTCCTTACTGGAACCCCCGAGATCACCTTCTGGAAGGTATCATACCGCCGTCACACCAACTTTGCCATGGAATCCATTGAGCAAACCTTCTCTGGCCAAGCCGACTTCGGCCGCCGTGTAACCTGCACCATCTCCCGTAACGGCGATCTTGCTTACCGCACGTACCTCCAAGTCACTCTTCCTGAGATCAACCAATCCATGCGCAGCTCATCTGCCAACGGAAACGGTGTCTATGCTCGTTGGTTAGACTACATTGGTGAGCAACTTATTGCCCAAGTTGAGGTTGAGATTGGTGGCCAACGCATTGACCGTCAATACGGTGACTGGATGCACATCTGGAACCAACTTACCCTCTCTGCTGAGCAACAAGCTGGTTACTACAAGATGATTGGCCACACCACCCAACTCACCTACTTGATTGACCCCGGATTCGCCGCCGTCTCTGGTCCCTGCGCCGCCGCCGGTGGACCTTCCCAAGT